CACGGCACTTTTCTAATTTAGAATTAATAATTAACACAAATGAATGAACAATTAATTACACTGAAACAAGCCCCTATCATTCTCTATGAGAAGATAAAAGCGGTAGGGCAACAAGTTGAGACTAAAATCGCTGAATTGAACCTCGACAACCAGTTGGTAACTGATGAGACTTTGAAGAGTGCGAAAAACACTCGCGCAACGCTTCGCAAAGAACTTGCGGTATTTGAAGAGCAGCGCAAATTCATCAAAGAGCAGGTAAATGCTCCTTATGAAGCCTTTGAAAAGGCGTACAAAGAGCATATCAAGGTGCATTATGACAATGCTGATAGTACGCTAAAAGACAAAATCAATCAGGTAGAAAATAGATTGAGGGAAGACAAAATCGCACGTATCAAAGAGTTTTTTACTGAATTGTGTCTGTCGCAAGGTATTGACTTCCTCATCTTTGAACGTTTGCCGCTGAATATTACGCTATCGGCTTCAGATAAGAGCCTTAAAGAGCAAGTAACAGGCTTTGTAAGCGAGGTATCAAAGGGGCTGCAACTTATTGATAGCCTTAATGAACCTGATGAGTTTAAGGCTGAAATACTAACTGACTACAAGCAGACGCTTGATATTACAAGGGCGATACAGGGTGCTCAATATCGCAGGCAACAACGTGAGGCTGAATTGCAGCGTATCGAGGCGCAACGATTAGCAGCCGAGCAAGCAAGGTTAGCCGCTGAAGCAAGGGCGAGAGAAATAGCTCCTTTGCAAGCTCCTGAAGAAGTACCACCTCCAGCAATTCAAGAAGCACCCGCCCCGCCTCAAGAAGTACCTGCTCCTGCTCCTCAAGAAGAAATACTACATTACACCCTTGGGGTGAGCGGTACAAGGGCGCAACTTAGAGCATTACGCCAATTCTTAGAAACAAATAACATTAATTACAATATACAATGAGTACAGCAGTAACCACCACAGAAAAGGGCTTAACATTAGGTAATTTCCTTAATCAAAAAGCCACAGCCGATTTCCTAACAAAGACATTAGGTTCAAGAAAATCAGAATTTGTATCAAACCTCTTAGCCCTTTCAGATAGCAATAAAGAACTGTTACAATGCGATAACACCGAGCTGATGAAGTGCGCATTGAATGCCACCGCTCTAAACCTACCACTTAACAAGAATTTAGGGTATGCGTATGTTATCGCTTACAAGGATTGGAAGACCCAAGAAGTACACCCACAATTTCAAATGGGATATAAGGGTTTTATTCAGTTGGCTATCCGAAGCGGTCAATACAGAACCATTAACACCTGCGAGGTGCGAGAAGGTGAGATTAAGCGTAACAAGTTCACAGGACATACCGAGTTTTTAGGTGAAAACCCTGAAGGCAAAGTCATAGGCTATTTGGCTTATATAGAGCTACAAAATGGGTTTCAACAGTCCTTATATATGAGCCTTGAGCAGGTGCAGACACACGTAAGTAAGTATTCACAAAGTGGAATGGATAAAAAGACGGGTGAGCTTAGGGGGGTATGGAGAAATGAATTTGACGCCATGGCAAAGAAAACAGTACTCAAATTGCTACTTAATCGCTACGGGGTGTTATCAGTAGAAATGCAGAATGCCATAGAAAAAGACCAAGCAGATAGTGAGGTGCGTTATATAGATAACCCGCAAGCAGGTAGGTATGTGCAAGACGCTGTTATCATTGAGCAAAACGAACCTACCGATGTAGTTGTTCAAGAAGAGCCAGAAGAGCCAGTAGCACCCGCTCCTGCACCTTCAGAAAGTCCTAAACAAGTTGATTTTAAAAATTTGTAGCAATGAAAACACGTTATTTTACATTAGGTCAATCACACATCTATAAGTACAACGGTCAAATATTAGACCACGATTGCGTGATTAAAATCACTGCTGAAAACCCCAGAAAAGTAATGGTTGAGTATTTCGGCTTAACGTGGGCTTTTGAATACGATGAATGCCCTGAAATGGTTTTCTTTCCACGTGGTGTATATAACCTAACAGAAAGCAAATGGGAGACATTATGAAACACCAGATTATACTTAGAAAGCACTATTCTAAAGACTTTATAATAGAAATAGAAGCTGTAACAGAAGACGAGGCTATAGATATATTTAAAAAAAATATAGAAGAGTATAAAGCAAAATCAAAAAAGCAAACAGTACTCTATGGTGAAACCTTATTTGTCAATGGAATAGCTGTAGTAGAATTTGAAAATGATACAAACACAAGTAATTAGTTCAGGTAGCGAGGGTAACGCCGTGATATACGACAACGCAATAATGGTAGATTGCGGCGTTACACTCAAAGCCCTTGTAGGGGCGAATTGCAATTCGTCCGTACTACGTTCTTTGAAAATTGTGCTCCTCACACACCAGCACGGCGACCACTTTAAATTACGCACCTTACAACGATTACAAGCCGAGCGACCTACCTTGCGAATTGCTTGTGCTGATTTTCTCTTAGAGAGGTTGGAGGTTTTAAACAATATTGATGTACTGCAAGTGGGTAAGTTATACGATTATGGGGCATTTAAAGTGTCGCCTGTGAAGCTGTACCACGATGTACCGAATGTAGGTTGGCGAATATTCCTCAATAATGGGCAAAAGATATTCCACGCTACCGATACAGCACACTTGGAGGGTATCAGTGCCAAAGGTTACGACCTCTATGCTATTGAGCATAATTACTGCGAGGAGTACATACAGCAAGCAATTGAAGAAGCACGAGCCAATGGCGAATATACGCACGCTTACGGCAATATCAATACTCACCTTAGCATACAGCAAGCAAGGGCGTTTATTGAGGCAAACAGAAAGGAAAGCAGTGAAGTATTAGAACTGCATAAAAGTAGAAGTTTTTATAAGTAAAAATGAAGAAAAGATGAATGAGAATAAATCAATGTTAGCAAACAGTCTTGCAGACTTAGATAGCGGTCTTGCTCCTATGTCAGATTGTATGAGGTATGGCATGACTTGGGGTTGTGATAAAGATTGCCCCGTTTTAAATGCGGGATTGTGTGAAGAAAAGTTTGGAGAAGGTAAAGAACTTTATTATGAACTGCTACAAGATTTAGAAGCTAACGATATGTTAAACGAAATTAACGCTAAAGACTTAGAATTTTTAAATAAAGAAAGCAAATGAAAACAATATTTAAAGTAGGAATGACGGTTTATGACCAAATTGTATTTCCTGATGTAAAGGGTAAGGTTGTAGATATTAACGAATATAGTTCGCTTCCTGTTAAAGTACACCGTGAAGATGGAAAAGGTGGTGATTTTTCTTACACTACAGATGGGCGTTATCATAAAGATATTGAACCGACACTTTCCACAAAGCCTTACACACTTGAAAACTTTGAACAGAAAAAATCCTCTGCACCATCGTACGAGGAAGCTATTGAGAGAGCGCACGATAAAGGTGGCTATTACTATATGTCGGATAATTTAGCAGTACCGAGTAAAGAACTTGCTGATGCAACAATGGCACTTTTGAAACTTCTGTTTTTAAGAGACTATTACAACAAGGGTTGGCAGCCTAATTGGAAAAATGATGAATGGAAATATTTCATTGAATGCTATCAAGGTGAATTAAATATCAATAGAACTTTTGGAAACAGTAGAGTTTTAGCTTTTAAATCAAAAGAAATCAGAGATAAATTCCTCGAAGAACAAAAAGAACTATTAGAAATAGCAAAACCTTTATTATAACTATGGAAATACAAGGACGAATTAAAACAATATTCGCTACTGAAACAGTAGGGCAAAACGGATTTCAAAAGCGTGATTTGGTAATCACTACCGATGGGCAATATCCACAAGATATTATCATTCAATTTGTACAAGGCAATTGCGCTGTATTAGATAGGTTTCAAGTGGGGCAAATGGTTAAGATACACTTTAATCTGCAAGGGCGTGAATGGACAAGTCCGCAAGGTGAGGTTAAGTACTTCAATACGGTTGTAGGCTGGAAGATAGAACTCATTCAAACCACGAATGTAGCGCAGCCTCAATACCAGCAGCCTATGCAGCAATATCAGCAAGCCCCACAAGGGTACGAACAAGTTCCCCAAGGTTACGCACCGCCTCAGCAGACACAAGCGTACCCACCACCACAAGGGCAGCCGCAATATCAGCAGACGCAAATGTTTAACAATTACGGACAAGCACCTTCGCAAGGGGACGGAGTACCGTATTAAATAAAAGACTATGAGAAAGATTATAACAAAAACCATCGCATTTATTATCCTATTATCGCTATTAGCATTTGGGGTAATGGCATTATTCAGAAGTGAATACCCTTATTTATGGTTTGTAGGGCTGATTGTAGCAATCCTTATACTGATTGTTTTTCCTTACAACAAGTTTTTCAGTAACTAATTTAATATTTATATCAAATGAAAAAGATGATTATTCTTTTCAGCGTTATAGCCTCCTTAGTGGGGTGTAACCGACCAGAACCTAACTATGAAGGGGTTCTAATGACAGAGTACGGACGAAATGGTATCAATTCGTTCAAAATCGTAACAGGTGCGCAAGGCATATTAGGTCCAGGTAGTGAGCTGTATCAGGTGCCAATGTGGGAGCAAGCGGGCGACCCTGATATTGTAGAAATCACGGCAAAAGATGCTGGGGTATTTACGGTAGACCCTTCCTACACTTACACACCTATCAGAGGCAAAGGTGCTGAGATTGTGTTTAACTACAAAAACTACCGAATACAAGACCCTGAAACGTTCTTTGACAATGTAGAGGCTAATGTACTTAACAAGCGTGTTACAGATGCCTATCGTGAAGAAGCAAGGAATTACACTACCGACAGCCTTATGAACAATTTGGGTAAGTTTGAATTATCGGTACAAAGCAGATTGAAAGAGGAGTTTAAAACAAAATTCTTTGACCTTACTACACTTACATCGGGGCTTAAACCACCTGCTTCAATGCTGAAAGCCGTAGAAGATAGGAATAAGGCTATACAAGAAGCTAACAGAGTAAAGAATGAGTTAGAAACCTCAAGAATGCTGTTAGAAAAGGCAAAGATAGATGCAGAAACGAACAAAGTACAATCGGTAGGGCTTACAAGGGAAATCCTAATGCAGCAGTATATAGAGATGCTGGGTAAGACCACCAATAAGGTTATTATAACAGACGGCAGAACGCCAGTAATATTAGGTAATTAGTAACCACAAAAAGCAAGTATCAAAAGGGATAGTAGCAGGTTCGACTCCTGCCTTGCTTTCAAAGACGATAACAATGAAAAAGATAACCATTCCAAGCAACGTTAAGAACGGCAAATTGGTGCAAAATCGCAATTTGATACAAAAGGCTATAACTTCCTTTGAGGATACGAATATCAATATCACCATTGAGAGGCGAAGCAAGAAAAGAAGCGTACAGCAAAATGCTTTCTATTGGGGCGTTTGGATACCTATCATTCAGCAGGCTATGAATGACACTTGGGGCGAGTTTTACCCTCCTAATGAGGTGCACAATGTACTGAAAGCCTTGTGTAATTATGAGGAGCGTCCTAATCCTGCCACAGGTGAGATACAGCGAGTACCTATGAGCAGCACCAAGCTGACCACCTACGAATGGGAGAAGGAGTTTAAGCAGCAAGTAAGGTAAATGTGTATGGATAATTTCAATCTTGATTTACCTGAACCTGATAATGAGGAATAAGCAATTTTCACCCCTCGTTAAGCAAGGATAAAAACAAGTTATAAAGCACTGAATATCAAAGTGAAGATATAAATAAGCAAGTTTTAAAGTAAAATAAGCAATGAAAAAAGAAACAGTAAGCCGATTTAATGAAAAATTAATGACTTCCAACGACCTTGCGTTGTTGAAAGGAAAAGAATCTAAGTACCTAATGAATAGTCTTTACAGACGCTGGAAAGAAGATTTTACAGACGAGGATACTGGGGAAGTCGTAACCATAGAACGAAAATAACTCATTATTTCTAAGGGCGAAGAGTTAAACGATGAGAATTTTCAAACCATCGACTTTTTTATCAAGAGTGGAGAACTTAACATTAAAGATGTACGATTAAGTTCAATACAACGCACTGCAGATGCTGTATTAGGCAACAGTACTATATGGATAGCGGTAGTGGAAATCTCTCGAAAAAAAAGAACGTTCTACCTATATGCTAACAGCATAGATGTAGCAAGGGGAATTATAACTGACTATATCGAACAAAATTACATTGGGTTTTATGAAATAAAATCACTCAAAGAGCAGCAGTATTTTACCCTTGTATCATTGGCAAAGAAAAACAGCAATGAGGAGCAAAATAAGTTCTATCAGATAGAGGTAGAAATAATAGTAAATAAAGAATCTTACCCAATGCGCTTTTTAGTGAAAGCATCTAATGCAGAAGAAGCAAAAGTACTAAGCGAGGCGTTTTATGAAACTTATATGCGTGTGGCTGATAAGGATAAAGAATTACCTCCTTATACAATGACCTTGTTATCGGCAAAAACGCTGAATGTAGAGGCAGTTATAGACCACCAGTTTTGCAAGGAATATATAGATAAAAGCAAAGAAACGTTGTAATGTAGCCATTGTGCACCCCGATAGGCAAGCACTCACGTTCGAGCCGTGAGCGGGGGCAAAGATTAAAAATATAAAGTAATGAGAACGATTAAATTTAGAGGACAAAGATTTGATAAAGAATTTGTATACGGATATGTACAATATTTTAAAGATACTGATGAGTATGCTATTGATGATTATGCAGTAAATGAAGATTCAATAAGTCAATTTACAGGGCTATACGACAAAAATGGCACTGAAATCTATGAGGGTGATATACTTGAATTTAGTTACTTAGCTGAAGAAGGTGAAGAAAGACATTTTATATCTGGAGGAGATTATGATAGTGAAATAATTAGAAGATTTTATATTGAAGAAGAATACAAAGGAGTAGTAGTATTTGATAAAGGTGCTTTTAAAATAAAAATTCAATATAAAGGACTTGAATACCTTGATAAATATGAGAGATATGAAGAATATAGAAAATATGGAGAATATAAACGTGTCTATGTAGAAAAGCTAATTCCTTTATCTTTCCAAGAACAGACTTTAGATGATTTAATGTTTATGTTTGCAGATGGTGATATGAAATTCTATAATATAGAAGGATTAGATTTTTTCAACGAAAATAACATTTATGCTTTAGTAGAAGAGTCTAAGAAACTTTATAATAGTAAAAAAGAAGGTGATTATGATAAATATCTTGAATTAGATAATAAGATATACACCTTAATAAAAGAAGGT